AAAGGCCTTGTGATAGCATGCGATAATCGTCAGCCCATTGACTAACACTAGTTTTTGGTAGTGGTTTTAGGCCCATTTTAGAGACATATTGCCACAATTCTTTTGCAGTTTTCATGCTATCACCTCCTTTTTTGCATTAAAAAAGCGCACCCATTTGTACGCTTAACCTTGTACCATTTATAGATGTAAACATCATAGCTATTAATGCCTGAGTTTCGACATCCGTATGGCACACTACCTCCATATGTTTTATGTCATGTGCTGATATATTTAGTCCTTGTCTATATTTATATAGGAATTCAGGCATTGCCTTTTCTATCATCAAATATAAATAAAAGGGAATTACATTTCTTGGTTGAATCACCACATATTTTGCATCAACTTGTTGTGATGTATCTAAATATAATAACTCCCCTTTACTTGCAGATACTTGCAAGCAAATACAACCCTCTGGATACATTTGATTCTTCTTAGGACGCCCCAGTATATCAGCAACTTCCGTGATTTTAAATTTCTTGTAATTTTTTAACATTACACAAACATCTTTTGAAGTAAATACTTCTTAACATCTTCTATTTTTTTATCACAGCTTCTTGCTCCTCAATTGTACAAGCACTATCAGAAGATACCAAGAATTCTGTAAATTCTTTTACAAATTCATCATGCTCCTTCTGCGCGTCTGGATCCGTACAAACTAATAGCTTTAACATCTCCGCAATTTCTAACCCCAACGTCCGACTTTCTCGATTAATTTCGTTCAGTTCTTTAGCAAGCTGTACTGCATCTGGTATTTCTTCAGGCTCAAAGCTATCAATATATCTAGGTATATTCAAGTTATAATCGTTTTCTTCTATTTCAGAAATGCTAACTTTTCTTGAATACTTTTCAATATCAGAACGATTGTTATAAGTATCAATAACTTTTAACACATGTTCTGATGTCATTATATTTTTGCTTTTATCCTTAACGAAACCTTTTTGAGCATCGATAAATAATATATCTTTATTTACTCTATTTTTCTTAAATACAAGTATACATACAGGTATCCCTGTATTGGTAAATAAATTAGATGGCAATCCTATAACCGCATCAAGCAAATTGTTTTTAATCAAATTTTGACGAATATCACCTTCAGCTTGTCCGCGAAATAAGACACCATGCGGTAAAATGAATACTGCTGTCCCGTTATTTTTAAGAGAATAAATACCATCCAAGATAAAAGCATAATCTGCTTTACTTTTTGGAGCTAATTTATACCCATCAAAACGTTCATCATTAACAGGCACCCACGATAGACTATATGGAGGATTACTAATAATTGTATCAGCCTTATATGTACCTTCATCTATACATACTTCTTTAATAATCTGTGGTACTTGATTATTAATCTCTACCTTATATTTCGTTATATTTTCTTGAGTTAGTACATTTCGTTCTATTACAAGAGCAGGTACTCCGTTCATTACCAGATTAAAAAGTAAAAAACATATCGCATTTTTAGAATACTCCTCAAGCTGTAATACTACATCTGGATTATTCTTATACTTAGCTAACGAAAGACCGCCTATGCCAGCACATACATCTCTTACACAACCATTAGTGGATATACCTGCTATGATATCCATAACACTTTGAGGCGTATAGTCTTGCATATAGTTTTTTCTATCTGCTGCTTTTTCTTCAAATTCCTGTAATAACCCAGAATACGAATAACAACCACTCATATTCGCAATTAATCTTTCCAGTTTATTATGATCAAGCAACACATCCATTAATACACCTGGTATTTCATGAAGCTCACGAACAGATAAGGCTTTCATCATGCAATCTAATATTGTCATTTTCGCACTTCCTCCTCATCTTCATCATCGCTATCCATAAATAATGACGGCGTATATTCACTTAATTCTGACAATTTATCCTCAATTTCTTGCGTTAACAGGTTATATGCTTCCTCTTTTGTTACGTTCTGTAACTGTGGCGCCAGTTTTGTTGGCAAGCCTAACAATTGAGTACGTAAATTCACAAGCATTTCTGTCATTACCTGCTCAACTGTATCTGCCGAGTACACTTCGCCGTTCATTTTGGCCAACTTCAACTCAGCAATCTTACGTTTCGCACGTTCATTCTTGGCCTTTTCAACCTCGAATACCGCATCATCGGAACTGCTCACCTCTTCGGCAGAGGATTGGCCCTTATATTTGACATAATTGATAACGGATTTGATAACCAAAATCTGATTTTTATCATCCGTTGCTAAAACACCTTCTTGGAGCAGTTGCGAAACACGTTGACGCGAGAGTCCAAGTGCTTTTGCCAGGTTCGACTGAGAGGCCGTTGCTGTCTTCAAATCATCTGTAATTTTCACTTATCAATCAGCCTCCTTTCATTACCTGTATCACTAGCAAGGCCATAAAAAAATTAAAATCTAGGCAAATTTTGGGGTCTCGGCCACCGCACGCTTTCAACTTTAGCCAGAAGGACCCATAAAAAATTTACTCAAAAACTCAACAAATCGTGTAATAATTTAAATTTATTTTTTATTATTTAGTACGGGCACTACCCCCAAGCTATCTTAATACATCACGGCTGTTTCTCTTAAATCTGCCATGAGAACGAGTGCATAATCCACAATTACTTTTGTGTGCTTGGTCATGTGTGATATAGGTTTGACATATTCCCTCATATTCAATTGTATCTGCAGTGCAGATGCCATATTTATTATTTAAGCATCTACCCCTGTTACAATTAATTCTTGTCATACATCATATCCCATTGCTCTACGATTAATTGCATATGCTTCATCATATGTAATACCTTCACGCTCTGCTACTTTATTTAAGCAATCGTCTTTTGTTGGATATTGCCCACTGTGTGTATTGATATGGCATTGCGTGCATAGTTGTATTAAGTTTTCCTTAATATCTCCACCGCCACTGCCACGTGTATTAATATGATGTGGTTCTATATTCGTTCTTTGTCCGCATACTTCACAAAATGGCTTGCGAACTTCTTGTATTGTTTTCTTGGATGTAATTCTTTTATGCTTCATCAAATACCCCTTATAAACTAAAAAGGACCGCATCATACTGTGTTGTGCGACCTTGTATGATGTAGTCCTTAATAGCGTGTAGTTTTTCTAGAGGCTTGTTGAAAGTGTTCTCTTCATCCATGCCCACATACAGTATCTCATATATTGAGTGTCAAATAATAGCAACCTTTTTATAAATTTCTTCAAAATTTCTAATAGCACGCTTATGTAAATTATGAATATTTTGCCTTGAACAATCTACTAATTCTGCTACCTTCTCCCAAGTACATCCATTAATATATCTGTCTATCAACACAACTCTCTGCTTTGGACTCTTTAATTGCTCAATTAAAAATCTAGCATATTCACGTTCACGTAAATATTTACTCCATTCTTTCATAAGCTCCTCTGTAACCGCATCAAGTTCAGCTACTTTATCTGCTATAGTTATTGGTTGCCCTCCACTCACTTTATCCTTGCTGTAATCTATAGCTTGTAAACTCATGATGTCCTGTCTCAGTCTAAACACTTCACGTTCCTTACATCTTATATTTAAATCTGTATTCCTAATTAAATATAAGTATTCCCTTCCTGTCATATAGCAACCTCTATCCCTATTTTCTGTTTTGACATCCATTCAGATAAAGTATAGATTTCCTTTCCTCTTGCTGTAGAATATGCCCATTCTCCTATACAACCTTTAGAGTGTTGCCAATCACCGCACAATATAATGCCCTTGCATTGCTCTAAAAGATTTAAACAAATTTCCAATCCCTTCGCATATTCTTTATCAAAATACACCATCCCAAAATTATGAATTGGAGATACATATACATGAGCAGGATCCATTGTAACTAGCGTTGACATAATTTTATCAACCTTACTTTTATTGGTTTCATTTCCTCCATATGGGTGTGCCACATAAATTAATGGTTTATCTCTTGTCATTGTGTAACCCCTTTTACCGTAATATCATTTACATGAAATACTTTCACATCATCCGCATCAAATTTATCAGTCTCATACTCTGCTAAATGTCTCTGTGTTGCCATTGGTACTGGTTTAATATCATCTATAAATAATTTCCCTTGCGCTCTTTCTCCATTTACAAACGCTTCTATCTCATCAACAATTGGCTCTAGCATTGCTTGGTTCTTTTCTGTTACCTGTATCCATGATGTTTGAATTTTACAAACATCCTTCGTCTTATTATTTAATGTTATGTTAAATCTTACCTTTTTCATCATTAGTGGGAAGTCTTTATCCCATTGAATACCCATCGCTGTAATAATAAGTGCATCTGATTTTGCAAATTTAAACGTACCAAATGCTTCTAATAAAAAATCTTTTGCCTTTTCGTAAGCCATTCGTAGTTCCGGCCTAAACATATCTCGTGTATTTAACTGATACGCTTCTATAAATCCATTACTATTTTCTTTTGTGAAAGATATTCTTTTCTGTGTACCTAATGTAAATGCTACTATTTTCATGGTATCTCCTTTATCAAAATTTAAATGACATCTCATATCCCTTTATTTACAAAACTCCATTAAGTTTGTTTGTGTTTTTACATTACTTAACATTTCAGATTTAGCCTTACTGTAGAAGTCTTTTGATATTTCAAACCCATATGCACTACGTCCTAACTCCATAGCGGCTCTTAATGTTGCGCCACTACCTGCCACAGGATCTATTACTACATCACCTTCATCAGTAAAGATTTCTATCAATCTCTTTAATACTGATACAGGCTTTTGCGTTGGATGGATTTTAGGAATAATATTTTTATTATCCCTACGCCATTCAAACCAGTTAAATATCATCTTGTGATTATTATTAAATTTCGGTAGTTTTTCTCTATATAAAATCAATGCATATTCTGTAGCACCAACGACACGCATATTAGCTTTTAATGCTTGTGCTGAATAATTCTTGATAAAAGAGATTGGTATATAATTCTTGAACCCATGTTTCTTGGCATATTCAATTACCATTGCTTGTTGTTCATAGCTACAGAACACAATCATACATGGAGCCTTGCCCCTCTCTTTTGGTTCTTTCTTTAATAAGCGGTTACAGAAATGAAAGTATTCCGCAATATTGAAGTTATGATCTGTATTAAAGAATGCCTTTCCTGCTTTCTTACTTTCTCCGTTTTTATTATCTCCACCTATATACCACATAGGATTACTTGCATATGCTGCCCCCCCTAAATTATAGGGAATATCAGCTATTACCAGTTGTGCTTTAGGTATGCCATATCTTTTATAGTTCTGAAAATTATCATTAAATAATTCTACTTTCATTAAGCTTCCTTTCTTATCTCCTTATCTTGTTAAATATCTGGTTTCATATTTTAATCCCTTACAGTGCAGCTATATCCTTTTAACTTTCTCATTCTGTGCCTAATGGTTCTTACATTATCCCCAACATATTTGTACGCATCTCCCTGCATATTCTTTTCTTCATTAAGCTTATCTAACGATGCTCTATATTGTTTGTAGCTTTCACATTTACTATGACATCCTACTTCTCTAAATTGGCACTCCCTGCATGGTTTTTTCATAATAACTCCTTGTCCATTGATTTAATACTTTATTCCCCACATATATGCTTCTTCGTATTCTCGCTTTTATCAATGCATCAGATGCTACAAAAATATATCCCCAATGTGGGACGAACACTCTTCTGCCTTCCTTTGACCGCCCTTTTACAATATGATCATGTGCTTTCATTAAATTTCTAAATCTATCATTCATGCTCATATCCCTCTAATCTATTGCCTATTACTTTAACTTTCCCATTGTTCAATACAAATGCTAAGTCAAAATCTAGTGCCGCATCATTTTGTTTGTTTTGCTGGTTAATTGCCTTACATCTCCATTGGTATTTATCAACGCTGTAATATACTTCCCCTACCATTGGTTTTTCTTGTATTGATTTGCAATCAAACTCTATATGGTCCTTTTCGTATATTCTTATGCCTACAGTATCTTTCGCTTCACTTCCCCTGCAAAGCGTTCCATCCTCAATTGGTATCCATGTATATGTATCATTTTCTACTGCTAGTAACCTAATTTGTGAGTAGCTTTGTTTTATTTCATCACTACTTACCCATTCTGTCCTATTTACGTTCTTCCGCAGGCCTTTATATATTAATGGTTTCATGCTACCTCCTCACAAATGGCTTTAATGCCACATCCTTTTAGAAGTTCATGTATCATTAGTCTGCCTTTTTGTGTCCAACGTGTTGATACTTTACATTCCAATCTTCCGTCTGTAGTCATATATGTATGTGTCTTAGTCTTTGTGTATCCCTTATGCATTAGATCACTGTACAAAATCCATTGTCCATTTACGCTACGTTGAATATGTGCATCATGTAGTATCTTGTTTAAGGCTTTCGCACTTAGTCCATAATCTGCAGCAATCTGTGTTACTGTCATTGCGTTTGTACTGCTTAAAATTTTATCCACATAATCAACCTTAGGCTCATATTCGGCTATTTGTTGCTTCTGTTGTTCAATGATTGCCTTTGATTGGT